AAACTGTTTGAAGAGCTGGTTAGAGCAGGCGACTGGTATGACTTTGATGACGATGGTACTATACAATCAGATGAGATGTCACCAGGCGTAATTAACCTAAAGAGAATTAGATGAGAACAGAAGTACTAGCTTACATTCGTGGACTTGCATTAGGCTCGTTTAACGTGTCAGATGAGATTCCAAGAAATGAAAGTGCAGAACCGCTGTATATGAAGAATCCAAAAACTATGTATGTTGATGCAGCACAGTTTGAAGATACTCCATTCATCAACACTCTTGGGGGACTTAGCATACACGCTAAGACAACATCACTTAGTGTCTACTTCAGTGTTGATGCTAAAAACTTACCAAATAATTACGATGCACTTGTGTCCAGTTTACTAGATGCAAGAGATCTTAATACAACTGAGGGGTTTAACGATCGCTCAGCAGAAGTTTCAACATCAATTGAAGCAGATATGTTAGTAACAGAGGTTACTCTATCTTATACTAAACTTAGATAAAAGGAAACACACAAATGGCATACATTTATCCAGCACCAGGGGTCAGCGGTGTTCAAGCAACTCTAGCACTAGAGATTGCAGCAGACACTAGTAATGATTCCCTAAACATTCCTGCTATGCAGGATGTGACTGTCAACGCAGCCAACGATGTTTTTACTTGGACTCAACTAGACGCAACTGCAAAACAGCAAATTGCTACAACTTCAACTAATTCAATCGCAATGAATATAGTTTTAGATGGTGATAGCTTCTTTGGAGACGGTACTAGTGCCGCAGGAACTGCTAGTTTAGCAGGCATCTTTGGCATGAGCTCTAACAAAAACAAAGTTGAATTTAGCCTATACTTAGGTGACAATGACGATGGTACTAATGGTAAAACTATTTCAGGTGAAGGATACATTACAGGACTAGCTCCAACTGTATCTGCAGATGCACCTGTTTGGGTTTCACCAATTACAATCACTGTTGACGGTGAATACACAGTAGCTTAACAGCAAAGCGTGAGGCAACACAAAAGAGGGCGTTTTTATGCCCTCTTTTTTTGGTTGTGCTAAATACAATGAAGGTTAACAGATATGGACGTTATAGATACAAAGTCAGATAAAGATCTGCTACAGTCAACACTAGCTGAGTTGGCTAAAGCAAAAAATGAGTTGCAGTGTGCTACTAATGACACACGTAAAGCACAAAACAGAATAAGTTTTCTGTTAGTCCTTGCAAACAAATTGATAGATAGAATGGAAGATTAAATGAAACTACAAACACTGGTCAGCACCCCACAATTACAAAAAATTACCATAGATGATGAAGCCATCGTTGAAAAATACGGTGAAGAAATTGATTTCTACATCTATGATCGTCAAGACATGGACACTTACATGAGTCTAGCAACACTAGGTGAAGATACAAGTATCTCAGCAGTTGCTAAAGTTGTAAGCAAAATCATATTGACTGAAGACGGAAACAGAATATTAGAAGACAACCAACAGTTACCAATGGATATGATGATGAAGGTTGTAGAGGAGACAGTAAAACACTTGGGAAATTCTATGACCCAGACTTCAAACAAATAACACCTACACTCAATGCATACATTAACTTAGATTTTGTTGCAAAGAGATATGGTAAAACACCAACAGAAATGTTAGAGTCTGGGTCTACGTTAGACATACAAGTTGCCACAATAGCAGTGAGTTATGAAGCACATGTCCAAAAAGCCTCAAAAGCAGGACACACAGCTACAAATCACTCACAAGATGAACTACAAGCTATGATGGATGCTGTAAAAGGAAGAAAAAATGACCATACGCAAAGTGCAAAGTCAAATTGATAGAAGATTACGTGAAATACAACGTGAACTCAAGCCACTTGTACACAATGCAACACGTGAGTTTGTGCGTGTTACACCTAAACGCACAGGTAATGCTAGAAAAAGCACAAAGCAACGTGGCAATTCAATTGATGCACACTATGAGTATGCAACCAGCTTGAACGAGGGCTATTCACGTCAAGCACCAGACGGAATGACAAAACCTACTATAGAATTTATACGTAGTGAAGTCAGAAAAATATTGAGGTAATAACATGGCAGTCATTAGAGACAAGTATATACTAGACATTGATACAAAGGGTGCAAATCGTAGTATCAAAGGTGTTAACAATAATCTAGCAGGTATAGCTGGCAAAGTAGGTGGTATAATTGCTGTAGGTACAGCTTTTGTAAATCTAGCAGGCACAGCAGCTACAGCTATGCGTGAATTTGAAACTATAAACCAACAATTACAATTAATTACAAACAGCACAGCAGAATTAGAAGCAATTACAGCAGTGTTACGTCAAACTGCAAGTCAAAATAGATCAACATTTGCAGAAACAGTTGATCTCTACCAAAAATTGAAACTAGCAACTGGTGATTTAGGTATTAGCCAAGAAAGACTTGTAACTGTTACAGGTAAGTTCCAACAAGCACTTGCTCTTTCAAATGCAGATGCAAACACTGCTGCTGGTGCTATACGTCAGTTTGGACAAGCTATGGCAAGTGGCACTGTTAGAGGTGACGAATTTAACAGTATTGTTGAAGCAATGGGTAGTGCTTTAAACATTATGGCACAAGAAAGCGGTATTACTGTAGGTAAACTTCGTGAAATGTCGCAAAATGGTGAATTAACTGCTGAAGCATTTTTTGAAATGTTAGAAGGAGCAGAAGGGTTAACTGCGGCTTTCAATTCAACTACTGCTACTACTGCGCAATTAGAAACACAAATTGTTGAAACATTTAAACAAATAGTTCAACAAAGTGAACTTGCAAAAGCAGCAGCAAGCGGATACCGTTTTGTGTTAGAGGGCATATTAGATCTGTTACAAGACATTGCAGGTGTAGAAAGAGTATTACAAGGTGCAACAGCACAAACTATAATTGAACAAGTTAAAACAGGTGCATTAGATGCTGCGGTTGCCATCAAGGAAATGGAAGAACGTATTTTTGATCTAATGAAAGAAGCTGCTGGTGGTTCTGGTAGATTGATAATTACGCCAGAGATCAAAGCACAAAAAGAAGCTCTAGAAGAAACTATAGAAGTTTTAAAAACATTAAAGGTTACACAAGACGAAACCAAAGCAAGTAATGAAGCTGCAACTGAGGTTATAGATCAACAATTAACAACATTAACCAAACACAAAGACTTGTTAGATGAATACAGTAAAATTAGTGCAAAGGTAAACACACAAACACAAAGTTTTGCAGATAAGCAAGCAGAAGCATTAACTGTAATAAGTGATCTAATGACGGTGCAATCAAACCTTAATTTAGAAACTGAAGCAGGTAGAAATGCATTTGCACAAATTACATCACAAATTGAAATAGCAAAAGATGCATACTTTGAATTTGAAAAACAAGCTAACAGTTTAGCAGGCACAACATCTTCATTAGATAAATTCTATGATAAGTTAGTAGAAGGTGCTAGAAAATCTACCACAGAGCAAACAAATGCACAACTAGCTATTGAAAGACTGAAAAATGACCTTGCAAGTGGCAAAATTAACATTGATCAGTATGCTATTGCAATGGAAAGACTCAATACCATACTAGGTAGAACATCAACTGTTGGTCAAGATGCTGCAAAAACGTTCTCAGAGGGCTGGAAAACAGCATTTGATGAGTATAAAAAGAATGCAATGGATGCAAGTGCTCTTGCAGAACGTGCTTTCCGTCAAAGTACACAAGGCCTAGAAGATGCAATAGTAAGTTTTGCTAAAACAGGTAAGTTTGAGTGGAAAGAATTTGTACTAGGCATCCAAGAAGAGCTACTTAGAGCCAATATCAAGCAAGTTATTGTTAATACACTGCAACAAGGTGGTAATTTAAATGATGTAATGAAGCAATTTGGTGGAATATCAGGCGGAGCAATTAGTATACCACAGTCAGAACTTAATACACTAGAGCAATTGGGTAGAATGGGTCAATTTAACACATTAACACAAGGCATAGGCGGTGGTACACCTCAACCTACAAGCACAAATGTAACATACAACATTGATGCAGTAGATGCAATGAGCTTTAAAAATCTAGTTGCAAGCGATCCTGAGTTTATACACGCAGTAGCAGAGGCAGGTGCTAGAATGTCACCAGGGAGAAGATAATGCCAGATACAAGTTTTCAAAATCTAATTAATTATGCAACTAGTGTAACTGTTAGACAAACAGCAGTTGTAAGCCATACACAAGCTAGAGATGGCACAATGCGTTCAGCTAAACGTGCTGGAAATAACATGCGTATAGAAGTATCAATGCCAGATGGTATGCCTTGGAGTACAGTTAGACCTTTAGTAGCAGCAGCAAGTTTTGGTGACAAAAACACACAAACACAATTACGTTTTAGCAGAAGCCAAATTGATTATATGTTTGGTTATCTAGGTGATCAGTCAAATACAAGTATAGTAACAGCTACACATACACAGGGCAGTCGTTTAATGAATGTAGGTGGTGGCAGCACAAGCACAAACTATTTTAGAGCAGGTGACGTTATACAGTTGTCAACAGTAGGACCAATATACATGGTAACAGCTGATGTTGACACAAGCTCAGAAGACGTATACCTGCATAGACCTGTTGTTGAAACTGCTGGAACTGGCATTTATGGTATAGGTGGTGCTAACGTATATTGGAATGTATTCTGCACAAATTTTCCAACATACACAATATTTGGTTATGACCAAGTTAGTTGGGGTGGTCCATTTGTATTTGAGGAATTTGTCTAATGGCAATAAAAAGTCTAGATCATGTAAGCAGTGTTAGAGTAGGTAACTTTGTTCTTATTGAAGTTACACCTTACTTTGGCAGTTCAAAAACATACTACAAATATTCAGACGTTGATTTTACGCATACAATTAATGTAACAGGATTTGGTAATGACCAATATGGGTCACCTATTACAAGTTTCACATGGACTAAAACACCACAAATACAAAGTGCAAGAGGACGTCTTGTTAACATAACACCTGCACAAAGTGAAATTAGAGGCAACACTTCGCCACTAACAATGACACTTACAGGATTGCCAGATACAGATCTACAAGATGATTTGTTAGACACTAGATTTAAATGGGCAAACGTTACAATATGGCGTGGATTGTTTGATGAAGCAGGTGATCTAATACTTGAATCTGATCTAGTTACACCACTAGCAGAGACCATGCGTTTCAAAGGTTATGTTTCAAATTACAGTGTAGTAGAAAGCTACGATCATCAAACACTTGATTCAGATGTGTTTGTAACTGTAGAATGTTCAAGTGCGTTAAATTTATTAACACAAAAAACAGCTGGTAGAATGACAAACTCAGAAAGCAACAAAAGTTTCTTTCCTACTGACAAAGGCATGGACAGAGTTACTACAATTGCAAATACAGACTTTGTGTTTGGCTTTCCTAAGGAGAAAACTACATGAGTATGCTTGAAGAAACCCCCAAAATTGCAACAGGTGATACATCAACAAGTACTGATGCTGCACTAGCAAGATCAGCCATACTATTTCAAAGTATGAAAAAACTTCAAGATCAAATCAATGAAGAAAATGCAAAGAAAAACGCACAACCTACTAAATTAGATTTTAAAACAGCAGCAGAAAATCACATACCAGTTGTTTATGGAGAAGCATTTGTCAAAGGCACTGTTACAGATGCAAGAATAGCAGCAGCTGATTGTGTACTATGGGTATGCATGACATTATGTGAAGTCACAGGTGATTTGTTGTCAACTGAAGATTTAACAGATCCTGATAATCCAGTATATGAAGCTTCAGAAATTACATTTGAAGATCTTACAATTGAAAACCAAAAAGTTACATTTCAAGAAGATGGCATAACAGTTGCAAGTTTAGAAGACGAAGATGGTAACGAAAATACTGATGTAAATGGACTTATAAAAATATATCTATACAACAATGGATCAACTTCACCTGCTGTGTTAGGTGAAAATGACGCTGGTGCAACTGCAAATGCAAACACATTGTTTCCTGGTTGGGGATCTCAACACACAATGAATGAATTGGTATTTGCACTAGTTAGAGTTGAATATGATGCAGTTAAAAAAGTAACAACTTTACCTGATATACAATTTAAACTAGCTAACACAATGCGTAAGCCAGGAGATTGCATATGGGATTACATGCGTAATGATCGTTATGGCGCAGGGTTGACAGATGCACAGATTTGGAGTGAAGAAGAATGAATAGTTTACACACACTTAACACTAGAGGTGCAGAACAGGTTAGTTACACAGACAATAGGCCAGAAGGACCTATTTTTAGTAGAACAAACGCTACCAACAGAACTAAAACAATTGAACAAAATGACGATCATGGTGCTGTTGTAGGTATAAATGTACTTGATATTGTAAATCCTACAACAACTGCAATGTATTATGTTATAGATGTTAGCAGTCTTGCTGGTACAACAGTAACTTGGTCAACTGTACCTGCAGGTTGTGTTACATCTAATCCAAGCACAGGTGTTTACCAAATTACAGGCATTGATTCAGGCGCAATTTGGAAACAAGTGCGTTCACCTACAATTGATATTCCTGCTACTTTTACTGGCACATTTACCTACACTAGCACATTGCATTATGTAGATCCTACTATTGGTACAAATCAAACAAAGTCTTGGACTGTAACTGTTACTGTAACAGATGTTCTTGTGCTTACAACACCAGTAGAACAGTTTTTTGTAGCAGGCGAAACACAAGCAATTACAGCACCTACAATACAAACTGACAAATTAGGCACATACACAATAACAGTTACACCAACTACAACAGCTGATATTACAAGTATGCAAGCAACTATTGCAGATCCTGACAATGTTACAAGTTTTAATGGTACATCAAAGGTGTTTACAATTGCAGGAACAAGAGAACAAGTTGGCACATTTTTAGCTGCATTTTCAGTTACATTTGATAGTGCTGCAACTAACAACACATTTACATATGCACTCACTTGTACAAACACAGATGTGCCAAGTGATTCAGAAACACAAACTGTAACAGAAGCAGTTTATTGGTACCCTCCAGGTGCTGCTGAATACGGCAGTGGCATTGCAAGCACACTTGCAAATCCAGGTAGAATTCAAAATCTTACTGATCTAGATGAATTATACACAATTGAAATTACACCTACTGACGCATCACAAATAGACACACTTGCATTTAAAGATATAGATTTTTTTACACGTGATCCTGCAGATACT